ATTGCCGTGTAAACACCCATGATATTAACCTGACTAAACTGTGGGGTTATTATGTGATGGCTGATGACATTCTTTATTAGTTGCAAGCCATTGTGACGTTTGAACTACAAAGTATTCATTTGGTTAAAAATGTAACACTTGGACGAAAAGTATTAAAAAACGCTCAAAACGGCTCAGGATCGTTCAAAACGGGTCGGGGTAGGGTAGGGGTGCCAAAAACCAAAACGGACGCTCCTAGACCCCTTAAAATCGATTCTAGAGGCCATAGGGTAAACCCTTATTTTGTGGATAACTACCCCGTTTTTGTCCACATTTTGTGTGGATAACTTTCAGCCTGCTGTGGATAACGTGGGTAAACCCTAACTGCACCAAAATGAAGAACCTGTGGATAACTTTCGGACTTATCCACAGGCTTGGATAACCTGTGGATAACTGTATAATGCGAACAGTGCGTTGCCATGCACTAGTGTGTGGTGATGGTGTTGAGTGTAATAACAGCGGAGGCGTTTAAACATGAGCAAGGTAAATGCAGATCAGTACAGGGCGGAGTTGGATGATGCACTTGAGGCGGACGATTGGCTTGAGGGTGACGAGGCCGATGCAGACCTTAGCGAAGCGGAACAGTTAGCCCATGCCGCAGAGAGTCCAAGACTAAGAAAGGATGGAGAACATAGAGGGTCAGACATAAGAAGACCAAAGCCTCTAAGCCCACGTCAAGTCCTGTTCTGTCAAGGTGTTATACAGGGGAAAAGCCTCAGAACAGCATACAGGGATGCCTATGCAAATGACACGGGATCTGATGCAAGTATCTCAGCGTCAGCAAACAAACTGATGAAAGATCCAAGGATCAAAAAGGTGTTGGAGGATGCATGGGAAGAGACAGCAGAACACCTGTCTGAGGACTTGGCGGCATCCAAAAGGTATGTGTTGAAGGGGTTGCTTGCACTCAGCAAAGGGGCAAAGCAGGAAGGTACGAAACTCAAAGCACTGGAACTGATGGGCAAAGCGGCAGGGTTGTTCACCCCGACAGACGTACAAGACAAAGCAGTGATAACCGCAGAGCAGTTGAAGAGAGAACTGGCAGGGCACATCAAGCTGTTAGACAATGCCAAGGCATCAGTGCTAGATGTAGACGCTAAGTCACTGACACGTTTAAACGACTCAGCTACAGAGGAAGCTGTGCCCCGTGAGGCACGTGTAAACGTGGGTTAGCCGTGCCCCACCGCCCCCCGAGGGCCACTTGTGGTGACTCGACACCCCTCCGCCTATTACGCTCTAATCCACACTTCCAAAACATTTCCACCAGAAAGCCCCCCTTCCTTTCCAAATCGCCACCCCCCGGGGGTATATATATTTTCAAAAAACATCTTGCGAACGTTCGTATTTGCGTTTAAACTTAACCTTGTTGGTGGTGTACCGGGTTAGCGCCGGTGCAACTTAAACCTTATGGTCTTTGCATTCATCCCCACTGCTTGATGTGAGCCACCAACTCTTATATGAAGGTACATCGAGGTTGACAACCAAACTAGGCGGCTAGTCACCGTGCTGGGCGGTGTACCCTCATATGAGCAAACGCAGACAGTTAGTTCTGGATTTCATCCGTGCATACATTCGGTTGCACGGTGTGTCTCCGTCTTATGAGGTGATTGCCCGGGGTATTGGATTGAAATCTAAGTCAAACATACACAGGATTGTTCATAGATTGAAAACAGAAGGTCATCTTGTGACGAAGCCTTATAAGTTTCATGCCATTAAGTTAGTGGACACTACCGCACGGGAGATTGTTCGTCTATGAGTTTACTGACCCACGCAGAGATTACAAAGTACTTGGAAATGGTTCCGAAGGCTTCGCCTGAGAACCGGGCAAAGATTCAAGCTCTGCTGGAGATGGATAAGATTGAACGGAGCAAGGAATCGTTCTTGTACTTCGTGACGCAGATGTGGCCTGTGTTTATTTCAGGCGCTCACCACAAAGTGATGGCAGATGCCTTTGAGCGTGTTGCCCGTGGGGAACTCAAGAGGTTGATTATCAACATGCCACCCCGGCATACCAAGTCTGAGTTTGCTTCATTCTTGTTGCCTGCGTGGTTTTTGGGGAAGTTCCCCCATAAGAAGATCATTCAGACCGCCCACACTGCGGAGTTGGCTACCGGATTTGGACGAAAGGTTAGGAATCTTGTTTCATCAGAGACGTATCAGAAGGTATTTCAGACGAAGCTATCGTCAGATTCAAAGGCCGCAGGTCGTTGGAACACTCATATGGGCGGGGATTACTTCGCTATCGGTGTTGGCGGCGCTGTTACAGGTAAGGGCGCTGATCTATTGATCATCGATGACCCACATTCTGAGCAGGAAGCCAAGCAAGCCAACCCTGCCGTGTTTGATGGAGTCTATGAATGGTTCACTTCCGGCCCTCGTCAGCGTCTACAGCCGGGCGGAGCCATCATTATTGTGATGACAAGGTGGTCAAAGAGGGACTTGACCGGCCAAATTTTAAAAAATTCCTCTAAAGAGGGCGTAGATCAGTGGGAAGTCATTGATTTTCCGGCGATTATGCCCAACGGAAACCCCTTGTGGCCCGGATTCTGGTCAAAAGCGGCCCTTGAAGCTCTCAAATCTGAACTTCCTGTCTCCAAATGGGAGGCGCAGTACCAACAGAACCCCACATCCGAAGAAGGCGCGATCATTAAGCGGGAAAACTGGCGGATTTGGGAAGATTCTCGACCACCGCAGTGTGAATACATCATCCAGTCTTGGGATACTGCGTTTGAAAAGAACAATCGTGCAGACTATTCAGCCTGTACAACGTGGGGTGTCTTTCAGCATCCCAATAAAACTGGCGATCTCAAGCCAAACATCATCTTGCTTGACGCTTTCAAAGAACGCATGGAGTTCCCAGAGTTAAAACAGAAAGCTCTGGAGTTGTGGAGAGAATTTGAGCCGGATACCCTGATTGTTGAGAAGCGTGCCGCTGGCGCTCCGCTCATCTATGAGATGAGAAAGATGGGAATTCCGATGTCGGAGTATACGCCGGGCAAAGGAAACGATAAGATCTCGCGTGTAAACGCAATCTCTGACCTGTTTGCATCTGGAATTGTTTGGTGTCCCGAAACCCGCTGGGCTGAGGAAGTGATGGATGAGTTAGCTTCTTTCCCCAACGGCGACCATGATGACCTTGTCGATTCAAGCAGTCAGGCTTTGATGCGGTTTCGCTTGGGGGGCTTCATCTCTATTGACTCAGATGAGCAAGATGAGCCTATGACTTACCGCAGAAAAGTAGCCTACTACTAAGGAATATTATGAGCATTGAACAATCATTGAGCCAAGCCCCTATGGGTTTAACTGACTTGGCAATGGACGCAGAACCAATCATGGAAATCGAGATCGAGAACCCTGACGGTGTGCGTTTAAACATGGACGGCATTGAGATTGAAATGGTGCCGGACAAAGAAGAAGCAGGCTTTGGCGACAACCTCGCAGAACACATGGACGAGGGCGAACTCCAAAAGATTGCCAGCGATCTGATTGAGATGGTTGACAGCGACATCAACTCCCGCAAAGACTGGGTTGATATGTATGTCAAAGGTCTAGATGTTCTGGGGATGAAGTATGAAGAACGTACTGAACCGTGGCTCGGTGCTTGCGGTGTTTTCTCAACGGTACTCACAGAGGCCGCTGTACGGTTCCAAAGCGAGACTATCATTGAGACGTTCCCTGCTCAAGGCCCGGTCAAAACCGAGATCATCGGCGCAATTGATAAGCTTAAGGAGGAGGCGGCTGAACGTGTCAGAGATGACATGAACTACAAGCTCACGGAAGGTATGCCCGAGTACCGTCCTGAGCATGAGCGTATGCTGTATTCCTTGGGTCTGGCCGGAGCCGCTTTCAAGAAGGTCTACTTTGATCCATCCTTGGGCCGCCAAGCCGCCATCTTCATCCCCGCAGAAGATGTGATCATCCCCTACGGCGCTTCTAGCGCCATGACATCTGAGCGTGTTACGCACATCATGCGTAAGACCAAGAACGACATCCGTAAACTACAAGTCTCTGGCTTTTACCTTGATGAAGATCTGGGCGAGCCTCTCCAGTTCTACACGGACGTGGAGAAGAAGAAAGCCGAAGACCAAGGCTACAACTTAACAGATGACGACCGCTACCAGATCTATGAGATCCACGTAGATTACGACCTGCCCGGCTATGAAGATGAAGACGGTATTGCGCTTCCCTACGTCATTACGCTGGAGCGTGGGACTACAAAAATTCTTGCTATCCGCCGCAACTGGGCAGAAGACGATGAGCATCGCCTCAAGCGCCAGCACTTTGTTCAGTACACATACGTCCCCGGCTTTGGTGCTTACGGCTTAGGTTTGATTCACCTGATCGGTGGATATGCCCGTGCAGGTACATCTTTAATTCGTCAGCTCGTAGACGCTGGTACTCTGTCTAACTTGCCCGGTGGCTTGAAGACTCGTGGCTTGCGTATTAAGGATGACGATACCCCCATCACCCCCGGTGAGTTCCGTGATGTTGACGTGCCTAGCGGTACTGTCAAAGAGAACATCATGGCTCTGCCTTACAAGGAACCATCACAGGTTCTCTTGGCTCTGTTGAATCAAATCACAGACGAAGGCCGCCGCCTTGGCTCAATCGCAGATATGAACATCAGCGATATGTCTGCCAACGCTCCAGTGGGTACAACTCTGGCTCTGCTCGAGCGTCAGTTGAAGACAATGTCTGCGGTGCAGGCTCGTGTCCACTACTCGATGAAGCAAGAGTTTAAACTGCTCAAAGAGATCATCCGTGACTACATGCCCGATGATTATGAGTACATGCCTGTTGCAGGAACACCACAGGCCAAGCGTGCTGACTACGACATGGTGGATGTTATCCCCGTGTCAGACCCCAACTCTGCAACGATGGCCCAGCGCATCATGCAGTATCAGGCAGTCATCCAGTTGGCTCAGGGCGCTCCACAGATCTACAACCTTCCTGTTCTGCACCGTCAGATGATTGAGGTGTTGGGAATCAAGAACGCAGACAAGTTAGTTCCAATTGAGGATGACATGACACCTCGTGATCCAGTCTCCGAGAACATGAACTTCTTGACCGG